CTTCATTATCAACATGTACTACAAATAGGAATGTTCCGTTTGTTGTGGCACTTGCGGCTGTAGCTGGTGTATGTACATCACCTACAACGTCTGTACCGTCATCTACGTTAACTTCAACTGCTGGAATTTTGTTAACCCACTTACTAGAAGCATTATCGTATTGATGGATACCAAATTTACTAGCATCTGTATCTAACCATAATGTATTTGCTGTACTATAACTCGCAACTGGTGCGGTTGTACTTGCTTCTAATTGACCTAAATTTAAGTCTGCTCTAACGACAAATGCTTGGCTACCTTGTCCAAGATAACTATATGCCGCCATAAGACCATATTCACTGGTCTCACTACCTTGTACTACACTAGATCCGCTTGTGGTAAATGTTGGGTTACCAAAAAATTGTGTTAATTCTCTCTGACTTGTTACTTTAACAACTTTGCCAGCTTGAGCACTTTTGGTGAACTTTGCAATTCCGTCAGCTTCACTTCCTGTAGGATCTGTTTTGTCCTGACGTGTTGCAACCATTAGTAGTGGTACTGTACCGGCGCCCGGAGCACCGTATGCACTTTCATCTACTACTGATACATTTACACCAGGGGATACTAATACTGCCATGTCTTTCTCCTTATAAAAGTATTTGCTTCTAGTAGTATTTACCTGGACCACTATATATCAGGGTGGTTATGAGAGTTAACCTAGTAGTTAATGAATTAGTCAAAAAAAATAGGACCCGAAGGTCCTATTTTGAGGGGGGATATTTGGTTATTAAGCAAACATCTTTGCTCTGCTACCATTTACATCACGAGCAGTAATGCTATATCGTGTTGCGCCTGTTGTAGCAATATCAGTCTTGACGTTAAGTCCAGCTGATTTCATTTCGCTCATTCTAGCAGGAAGTTGCTGAATGCCAAACCTTGCATTTGCGTCTTTCGCAGTCAAAGTTTTACCAGTACCTCGTAGATAAGTTTCTAGGAAAGTCTTCTGGTTAGTTTTAATTGTAGTAAAAGCCATTATTGCCTCCAGTTTTTTAAAATCAACTTAAGGTGTTTCCCTAAGTTATTCATGCAGTATAGCACCACATAAATTCGTTGTCAACCTTTTTTATCCCCAATCTTTAAAATCTCCAGCATCTTCATTGTCATTATACCCTTTGGTATATGCAGTGATCTCAGCTGGTGTCATCATTTCCATTGGGATACAATCGCTCTGCATACTAGCGCCTGTATAATAGTGTGGTTGGAAACCTCTTCGGTAGTAGCTGTCTGCCCCACCTCGGTCATATGGACCGCCATGTCTATCATCATACTTCATTTATATTCTCCACATCTGCAAATTTTACAACATAAGTTTTTGGTTTACCATCTACTTTGGAATCTTCAACTTCCATAAGTTTGGTGTTCAAGTCACGAGCAACAATGGCTCCAGTGCTTGTATAATCTCCAATTTTCTCAACTGGTATGTCTGCTAAACTGTACATACCTCCCGGACGACCAAATGTATCCAGTGGAATATTTTTTACTGTAAAGGTGCATTCATATCCTTTACCAACTTCAAGTGTTTCGGGTGTAATCATAACTTACTCCTATCCAAAAAACCATATTAACAATGCACCAACAACTATCCAAGGTGCATACTTCCATCCAATTTTTATTGCGCCAAATACTACTGCTAGAAACACACCAACAGTGACGCCACCAATAATGAGAGGTTTTAAAACTTCCCATGCAAGGTCAAAATCTCCGCCCATTATGCAGAGACCTTAACTATACCAAGTTTAACATCATCGAATACTTTTTGCAAGGCTTGCATTATCCATTCTTGCTTATTTTTTTCAGCTTCGACATAGGCATTTTTTACACCTTCAAATTCAGCTTTTGAAATTGATTTTACTTCAACTGGTAGATAAGTGTATGCCATTTTGTTCTCCTTGTTTAAAAAAAGTGCCGGGCTTTTAGTGTGGTCGCTTCACTGTCAGTCTGACTAGTCCGGACTTTTAGCTAGCCAGCCCCTTAACTCCTTGCTTCACCATAACTTTCAATTCTTAAGGGAGAACCTACTCGTGCTTTTTGCGGTGTTACGTTATGCTAATCCATCTTCTCCGACTCCTCTTGGTTGAGGGTTTAAACAAATAAGGGTTTCATTTTTGAGAACACTTTGTTAAAAGCATTCACTTCATATTCAAAATGCTCAAAGAAAACATCATCATCTTCAGCATCGGACTTACAATGTTCTTCCCAAGCACGATTCATTGCTTCCATACCTTCAAGCATGTCACCGTTACCAAAGTTTTTAATTGTACGACATGCATCATCAAAGGTCACATTCATCTCATAAAAGCTAGGGATTCTAAACATCTATCAACTCCTTGTTTCTAACTATACATACACTATAGCACCAAGATGTCATACTGTCAACCTTTTTTATACGATTTTTTCAATCTTTTTTTGTAATTCTTCTAAACTTGATTCATTGCATACAATTTGATCAAAACTACTATTACTTTCAATCCATGCCCATTCACTTGGGTGTACACCTTCAGGTTTTATGCCTTCATCTCTATAAGAGTAGAACCAAGTTGGTAATTCGCCTCGGCGTACTTGCCATACTTGACCTTGTATATTATCAATCATACGCATTTCATTGGGGAAGCGAACATCAGGTATTACCCAATTTGTGTCTGGATTCTCGAGTATTTGTTTTTTTACTAAACTTACCCAAATACCGTCAAAAAATCCGTTACGCATACAATCAGTACCAAACAACTGAAGCACAAGGCGAGGGGTAATTTCTTTACCTGCTTCGTTTGTCCAAAATTCATCTGCTTTTTCTCGCCATATACGACTTCTATCAGTATCGCCTTCCAACATATCTCTATCCCAGTCAAACACACTGGCAACACCATCTTTGAGTTTGTCAGCAAAACTAAGTTTTTGGAAGTTATGATTTTCCACTAAAATATCGGCAACGGTTCCTTTACCACTGCCGATTAAACCGCATATACCAATTATCATACGCTACTCCGTAAATTGTTATTTTTTACAGTTTAGCGTAAATTTTAAGAAAAGTCAACCGATAATAACGCCAAGTCCAGCTTGACCATCAGCAAAGTATTTGAGATCATCTTCTAGTTTATCCATAGCAGTAAGAGCATCGTTACGCAATGCATCTGCATTTAAACTAGTACCACCTTGTGGTCCTGCAATAGTATTGAACTTACCACGTGCTTCTGCTAACATAAGTTTTGCATGGGCAAGTGCATACTCTTTGATCCACGGACTGCTATATGGATCAGTTAATAGTTCTTCGTCATTGCGTTGTTTGTATACATGAATAAAAACTGTATCTGGTGCTTTAATCTTTCTATGAAGCAATAACTTTTTGGTTACTGTATTCCAAGTGAATGTATATTCTCCACCAAACATCTTAGATAAATGTTCTCTGTGTTGTGCTAGTGCATCATAAATGCCTAAGCCTCCTGCTCTACCACTGTATAACAAAAAGTTGTTTAGGTATGCAGTTTCAAATGGTTCAATGTCACCACTACTAGCACTGCTAAGTGTTCCACTACTACGTCTATAAACATCCTTAACTTCGATAACTTCATTATCTAATGTATATTCCGCCTGATCCACAAGTAAGTTAAGTGCAACAAATGCTTCTTCGACTGCATTCTCGCTACGTTGTCTATACTTTTCAAAACTTTTATCCATAGATAATTCATAGTGTTCAGGGTCAAGTTCAACGTCAACCATTTGTCCACCAAGTCTAAGTTCTATCTCTTTTGTTAATTGATCTCTAAGTGCCATACTAATATTTATCCGTTATAGTAATCCGCAGTGTACTTGAGCAGTTGTTTAATTTCTTTACTGTTTGGTTCGAAAACAGTTCTGTATCTAGCATAACTAGGCAAATCATTTTTATATGCTTCTGGGTTTCGTAACACTTGTTCTGGATTATCGGTATCTTTTATTTCGCTAGCAAGGTCACTGCCGTATGCCATAAGTTCATGTGGATCACGCAAATATTCACGCATCCAATCTTTAGGGTCTCCGGTTTTATTTGCTAGTTCGGTACCTTTTTGGTGACCACTTTTCATTTTGTTAACTCTATCCAAGCCAATCTTAGTATACTGATTCCAATGAATAGTTTCGTGTGCAAGCATACGCATTACAATTTGTTTGAAAGTTTTTGGACCATACTTGCCTGCAAGATTCTTTGTAAACAAATACACTTGCATAAATTTACCATCTTTGTCTATGCCAGCTTCTGCACTGATCCATTCGTTTGGATCTTCACGTTCTTGGTCAACGGCAAAAAACTCTATAGGTAAATTGTTTTGATTGTTTGAGTTAAGTATTTCTTCTAGTTCGTCTATATCGTCAACGTCATTGCTATCGTCTAAGTAGTCTTGATACTCTTCGATACTGTCGTCAAGAATCTGTTCAACCTGACTCATAAACTTTTTGTCAGGCTCTACCCGTGCTTCGACTATCTCATAAACTTTCATACAACTATTTATTTGAAGGCTTTGAGAATGATAGTGTCTGAATTAAATCTACCATTCATTTTAGTTTCAGTTGTTTTGAGATATCCAAATTGTGCTTTTAGTTTGTGTTTGGTAACCTTTTTCCAGCTAGGCAACACTTCACTAGGTTTGCGAACTGTCTTTTGCACACTACGAGTTTCGCTAAAGTGTTGCAGTGTAGTTCCTTTAACTTTAAACTGTGCATGGTCTTCTGCGTAATAAACGCCTATCTTACGGTTCTTTGTATTGAATACTACTACCGCAGTTGCATCAATAATCTCACTTGGATTAATACTAGCAATACCAAAGTCTCCATCACTAGGCTTAAACTTGAGCTTTTTAACAAGCTCTTGAGCACTTTTAACTTTAGGTTTACGAACTGCACGATTTTGTTTTTGTTCAGCTTTCATAATTTCAATAGCATCATATAGTCGCTTGTAAAAGTCTGTAAGTTCTTTTATTTGAGCTTTGCTATATGTACTGTAACCTTCAGCAAGTTGCTCTTGCATATCATCACGTTTTTTAGCAGGAGGCAGATTATTAAGCTCTTGTAGTTCTTCATAACTACCACTGTACCAGTTTGTTACAAAACGTAAATGTCCAAGATTGATTTGATTTTTCTTAAACAGTTTAATTGGGTGTACATCTTTTAACGGATTCTTTTTGGGATCACGCATCCAGTTGTCAATCCATTCGTCTAGTTCACCTGTTTTTTCTTCAGCCGCTTCTTGTAGACGTTCTTGTATACTAGGCACATATACATTTTTAGTTGTAGCTTTTTTCTCTTCAACAATAAGTTTACCAGCTTCTACAAGTTCAGTAATCTTAGGCTTAATATAATCTGTCATAGGAGCAATATCGCCACTTGTGCCTGCACATGCTTGCCAATATTCCTGTTCCTTAGGATTATAATCAGGACAACCATCTAACAACATACGACAGTAGATACCTACTAGTCCTTCATGTTTTGCCGCTTTTTTTGCATTTGAAATATCTGACTTACTATACTCGTTTTGTTTCATCCAAGTAAACATGTGTTCAATATTTTCAGTATGCTTGTAGTTCATATACCAGAAATCATTTACATTGCGTTTTAGTCTATGGAATTTATCACCAGATAAATTTTCCCAGTTTTCAAAACTAGGCGCTTGTAGTCCACGTTTGCTAATTCGCTTCAGTGGCGTTTTCTTTTTGACCGCCCGACCTGTAATTTTATTGACTCTAGCCATAATTTTCGCCTCTCTGTATGTGCCTTT